TCTGGAATCAACCACTGGTCAACACGGTAACAATACTTCCAGTTGACAGGTTGAATACAATTCATCACGACAACTTGAAAGAATGCTACTAGGTGAATCCAGAAACTATACATTACTTTTTAATGAATCCCTCTTCTTCTAACCATTTTCGGGTCAGTGGAGTAATTTCATAATCAGTCCACATAGTACCAGCAGCACAAGATTTAAGTGCTTTCATAGTCATATTCTCAGTCTTTCCTGCCCACATTGCTTCTGCCTCCCAGGGAACTGCAGATGCTGGATAAGTCTTTTCTGCAATCTCACGCCACAGAGGAGGAACATCTTCCTCATTGTGAATGATAGCAATCATACTATTCTTGATGCTACCTGCCATACAGTCTTGTGCAGCGTGCCACCCTTCGTGACGCATTACACTCATCAAAGTACCATAACGTTTGACAAGTGTAGCATTAAGATAGAAGTTATTGCTGACAGTATGATAGACACCACGATGACCAGGGGGAAAATACTTCTCGGGTGCGATGAATACTTTGACCCCAACCTTATCCAATGCCGTCATCATTTCATTGAACTCAGTATATACTGGGTCCATCATTCCCATCTTTTTGTAGTATTTACCTACATCTTTAGCATTCTTGATTTGCACAACCCCTTCAGTACATTCTCGCAGAATCATACAACCCATAGCATCATAGGTATACCAACCTTTAGTTGGTTCTGCATTTGCAGCAATGAATGATCCGTGAGCAGCGCCCAAAAGAGCCCCCGCAATAAGGGCATCACGAAGAGTATCAAGCATAAGAAATCCATCCTGTGACAATCATTTTCTCCTCTGTAGGAGCAGGAACACCGTGGTGAATATGTGTCCAGTCAACTGGCCAAATCAAGGTCAAACCCTTTTCGGGTTGAATAGTAAGATCTTGGTGAACCCACTGTGTTTCACCACCTTCTTCCACGTCATTCAAATAAGTCATCCAAGTCAGATGACGGAACGATGTGGTTTTATTTGACCCAACACGCTCACAATGTGGTTGGGAGAATGCTTGACCTGGTGCATAATGTTGAATATTGAATGGTTCGATCACTTCAAGATCTGCCATTTTTGCCCAGGGATATTGTTCAACATAGAGTTGAATACACGCCTGAACTTCATTCAGATATGAAACGATTCGTGAATCTTTAATCCACGACGGCACTGCCATATCAGTGGAGTTTTTGATCAACGGATCAATCCCACCACTATATTCGCCAGGAACTTTTTCAAGATAATCACAAGTGTTCCAGAAGTCGATTACCCCATCGATAACCTCTTCTTTCATTTTGCCACCTGCAATGAAAGATTGTACTGCAGTCATAATTAAATACTAAAAATCAGTCGTCGTATACTAGGCACTCAGGTGCACTCGGGTTATTATCGCAATACAATTCCAGGGATGTGGGATCGTGATGATCTTCGGGATGGCGCTCAGCGTATGCCTCAAGTTCTTCCAGTTCGCCTTCAATATGGCGGCGACGTTGTGCAGAAATTGTAGGATCGGCAAGTTCTTGCCTATCGGCTTCGATGTGTTGTTCGATGTTTTCCATTTTTACCTGCTAGAAATACTGTCTTTACAGAGATTTAGGTGAGTTGTAATACCCTCTGGAGTATACGAATGAGTTAACCCCTTGATAAGGTAATATCCCGAATAGGTAGGATCGAGTTCGACACGATTTGTATCTTGCCCCGATTGAGGAATTTCCAATTCAATGATCCTGCCTGCTTCCAATACTACATTACCTGGTACCACGATGTCAAGTGTGATCGCATTCAGCAATTGCCATCTAGAGAAACTATAGGCACTTGCAGACAATGTGTCAACGTCCATATTCTGAGCATTGGCAGAAGAATCTCCAACAGATGATGAATTCTTCATTCCAGGTAGAGCACGAATTTTCATCCGTGTTGGAACCTTATCCGAAAAATATGTTTGATCGATTTTGGGAAATGGGAACGATTCATTCAAAATACACCCCTTTCCCTTAGCCAAACCAAACACATTCAACAGACTCATATTGACAGGTGGTTTGATAGATCCTGTCGGACCATCTTTACCCTGACCACCACCACTATTAGGCAAAGCACCACTTGTAAGTGCGGGTGCCTTAATTCCAATAACCGTATTACTATATGCACCTGTTCTCATTTTTTCCAGGTGGTTAGCACGAGCAGGAAAACTAATACTCTCTACTTTGAATAGGTTAACGTCCGCATTTCCAACGTTTGCCTGCTCATATCTATACTTTAGTATATTCTTCTTGTTTTCACTACTGCAGAGGTGATCAATAGTGACAAAATTGAATGCGGATTGAGTTTCATAAAACAAATATCCAGCAAGACCCTTCGATCCACTCACACATTTGTCGCTGACATATGAGATGACATCAAACGGTCTCCAAGTTGGTGCAATAAAATTCAGGTTACCTCTAGTATCCTCAAAATTCAAAGATCTATCATTGGAAACGTTGAGATAGTCTTTCAAAACTTTACGAACAGTCTGACTTGCAGGCACTCCCATAAATGATTTGAAAACCTTCTTAGATTCATTCGTAATCATATGAGGAGAAACCGTATACAGAATATACTGAACTGCTCTCTCACTCTTGGTAATCTCACCAATTTTGAATATTTGCTGTTTTATTTTCAACGTCTTACCCGTCGCCTGCATCGACTCAATCTCAATTTCGATGATTTCATTACCATTCAATCCAGTAATCAGGTCAATAGTATCACCAATCATAAACTCGCATCGGATAGAGGGTGCATCAATAGACTCAATGTAATTAAATGCAGAGCATAGTTTTTGAATATTGATAGACGACTGATTTCCACGAACAGCGTCAAATTTCGCACTCGCTTGAATCTTTGGATCCAATTGAATCACAAAGTCTTTAATAGTATAACCTTTTGCCTGTTCCATCAGAAGAAGTTACTCAATACATTTGAAAGTTCTGCAGTTCGACCAAACCTGCTTGTCAAGAAACTCGTTGCTGGGTTTTCCTTAGAAGGTAGTGGAATTGGTATCGAAGGTGTAGCAGCGGGTTTAGTATCAACAGGAAGTTGAATTGCCTGCGCGACTGCCATATCTATAAGATTCTTCAGATCTCCAGATTCAACCTCTGAACTAATCTGCTTAATACGATTCAATATACCAGTCAATGCTTGAGCACTCGTATTTGCACTCGCAACGGATGTACTCACTGTGTTATTCATCGATGCAAGCGCATTGCCTGCATAACTCGGCATCTGTGGACGTGATGCCATTCCACCAATCATATTAGCAGCAACCTTTCCTGCCATACCAAGAATGGAACTGAGACCGATTCCTGGCAACAAACCACCTGCAGACTTAAGATAACCTGCAGATGCTGCCTCGTTAATTCTCCTAGATGTCAAACCAGGATCTCTACGAGTATGGGGGGTATCAAATGGTATTACAAATCCCCCAGCGGATTTCTGTGCCACATATTCTGTTCCGTGTCCGATAAAGTCTATACCTTTACCATTCAGTGAGACAGGATACCCAGACTGAGGTCCACTAATCCATCCACCCTTACTCCTTCCTTTGGTTCTTTCAAGAACGGAAAGAGTATCCTGCCAAGTACGATGTGCTTTATTCTTGCCATCACCAGCATAATATGATTTACCGTGAGCACCTGCAGGAAGTGCAGCCCACTCCATTGACAAGTTCTTAGCAAACTGCTCTTTTGTAATCTGTCCTGCCTTAAATTTATCAAGTCCACGACGCTTCAACAGCAGTTGGTAGATATAATCCTGCCCCTTCTTATCAAACTTAAATGTGTTTGGATCTTTACCAGCATTACGAAGGACTTCGGATGCAGTACGCATTTGGATCTGATAACGACCCATAGCAAACTGACTACCTTTCTCCTGCGAAAGTTGGGAGATGGTTTTCTTCAGAATAGATTGATCTCTCTTACCACCAACCAACATAGTGTAATCATTGCGAGATTCAACCTCGCCAATGAAACTTGCAAGATCTCCTCCTGCTAGACCAGCAGGCAACTCTCCCGCTCTTGCTGGTGTACTTCCTGTTAGAGCGTTGACTGCCGTATTTCCTGCAGCATTAAGATCATCACCAACAGAGTCGCCGCCAACCCATTTAAGAACCTGTGTCAGACCCTTAAGCAGCATAATCAATGGGAAGAATGCAACTTTCCCCATAAATTCAGCAGCTTTCATCAAAGCGGGTAAATGGGGTTTTATAAAATCAACTGCTTTTTGAATGACAGGACCCATTTCCTTGAATAGTTCCTTAATAGCATCTCCAAGGGGTTTGAAGAATTTCTCCAGGAACTTCATCACAGTATCGAAGATCTTCTTCATTGTTTTGAAGAACTTATCAACGATCGGACCTAAGAATTTACCTGCTTCCTTACCTAAGAATCCACCGAGAGCACTACCGATCATACCACCGATAGGACCAGCAATATTGTTACCAACCTCACTCAAAAGCATAGCACCGCCAGCAGCGCCTACGCCTGCACCGATTGCTGCTGCTTTACGGTCCTCCTCAGGTATGCTCTCATCCTCCATTGTGACCTGATATGATCGGAATCCAATGGCACCTGCCATCAAACCACGACCTACAACATTTCCACCAAGGAACTTACCAAGATTGAGAATTCCCTTACCAACTAATCCAAGGATTGAGGTAAAGTTTTTAATCGTTCCTGCTGGGTTGGACAAAAATGCCAATCCAAGTAAAGCACCACCAGCAACCAATCCAAGTTTGGCAGCACCAGCGATTCTTTTTCCTAATGGACTATTTTCACCAAATGTATCCTCCCAAGCACCAGTAACAAAGTCGGCAATATTAGTAAAAGTCTCAACCATCCAGTTGAAGAACTTCTTCATTCCATTGACAACATTTTCAATCTTCTTCCTATTATCTGGTTGACTCAACCAGTCAAGGGCACCAAAGACAAATAACTTCCCGAAAGTTTCAAGAAGACCTTCTAAGAATCCCTTTGCTCTGCCAGCAATGGCACCCACACCATCTTTGATACTGGACCTAGAACTACCACCCTCAATTTTACCTTCTCTTGCTCTATCTGCAGCGAGTTGATTTGCTCTAGCAGCTGCTTGCTGCTGTTGTACTTGCAACTTTTGTTGCTTCAGTAGTGCTAAACCAATACTATTGACAGTTGCTCCCAGGGAATTAACTGCTTTAATAGTTGTGGCGAAACTGTCACCCGTAATTGTCTTATTGCCAACACTAATCGTTGCACCACTCTTCTTAGGTGGTGTGAGGTACTTATATAATCTGATTCTTGTCTCTGCCATCACGCAATATTAGTGGGAGAATGTGCTGGTGCAAATTGTGGTTGTACTGCCACTTGCTGAACCACAGGTTTCACGATCGGTTGCAGAATAACAATGGGTTTGGTGGTACGACGACCAATCAGTGCTTCACGAGCTTCATTAACTGATCGAACATTTAGTTCTTGAGTACGTGCACTATTTAGACCGCTAATTGCAGTTGCGGTGCTGGCTCTAGAACCACCTTGTCCACCGTGTCCAAGTTGAGGTGGTGACAAAGAAGGACCACCACCGAACGGATGTTCCTTGTGGTATCTACCAAGAGGATTGACCCTAGACAATACATTTGATTTAGATCTTCCAGTGTCTGCAGGATTCCTAGCAACCTCCCAGTGTAGGTGTGGACCACTAGAACGACCCGTGTTACCTGTCACACCAAGAACTGCACCTTTCCGCACCTGTTGCCCAGGGCGTACATAGGCAGGTTTATCCATATGACCATAGAAGTTTCCATAACCATCGTTAGCAATCCAACTCACCCAGTTACCATAACCACTATCATATCCAACCCCCTCAACTTTACCATTAGTAAAAGCAACCAAGTTCTCACCGATGGCAGTGGAAATGTCAACACCCATATGCATACCAGGTGACAAAGCAAGGGTACGGTTACCCATAGCAGATGTCACAATATGGTTTCCAGAACCAGGATCTCCTTGGAATCTAGGAGTTTGTATATCACCCAGATTTCTTCTATCAGCTTCTTCTTGTGCCTTTTTCTCTGCCTCAGCTCTTAGTTTTTCATATTCCGACTGTCTTACTTTCGATTCATATTTTGCCTCATTGAGTTGTCGTCTTGCGTTTTCAACATCTTCTGCAAGAGTATTATCTCCCCAATGATCCCTCTTATCACCACCTTCTTCTTGCATTCGCTTCATATAATGAGCGAGATTCTCTTCTGCCTTCTTCACTCGTTGTGCTGCTTCCTCAGAAGCAACTCGTGCCTTATCTGCCTTACCGCTATACAAATTAAGGAAATCGATCTTGGTAAAGAAATTACCTGTTTGTTGAGCAGCATCCTGAATGAATTGACCTGCGCCGCCAATAAAATCTCTCAATTTTTGAATCGCAGGACCAATAATGTTGCTATTCAAGAAGTCGATCATCTTCTTGACAGCAGGATCAACAATAGGTTTCAGGAAGGCAGCAACCTTGTTGAATATATTTGTAACCTCTTGGAACAGTTCTTGGAACGGTTCAGCAACAGGTTTAATATTAGCAATCCATAGGGGGAGAATAATTTCCTTAAACAGATTGCCGAGTGGTTCGAGAATGGGAGTGATTGCGTCACCCAAAAATGCACCAACTTGGTCACCCAAGAACCCACCAAGAGTTCCTCCCACAAGAGGCGCAAATGGACCCAAGACAGGCGTCAAGAGTGCCGTAAGTGCCACGGTACCAACGGTAGCACCAATACCACCACCAACTGCCTTCTGGACGCTATCACCAGAGGCTAGTCTGGTCCCTACAGATACAACACCAGACAAAAGACCAGCACCAGGACCAGACTTAAGAAACCTACCCGCCCTACCTAGTGCAGTTGTTCCCTTAAATCCTGCTCTTCCAGGTACTCTAGTTGCAAATCTCCTCCTTGCCGCATCTCCACCATATCTGCGAGCATATCTTTGCCTCGCTGCCTTAGATGCATTTGACGTACGTTGGTTTCTCGATGGTCGATTTCGATTTGATCCTGCAGGTCCATCTTTTTGTCCAGAACTAGAAGATCCCTCCTGTTTTCTGCCAAGTAACTTTCCAAGTGCTTGGACATCACCGATCAACTTCCACGGTTGGAGGATTCTTGATGCCAACCACAGTGCACCAACACCACCAATAATTTTCATAGCACCCATAATGGGGCTATCAGCACCAAATCCGTCAAGAATAAGTTCTATACCCTTGAACGCAGTCTTGAATCCAGTCTTTACCCAATTGGTAATGATGGGTAAAGTCTTTTCCAGAAAATTCTTATTTTTCGGGTCACTCAACCAATCCAGGAACCAGAAAGTTAATGCCTTCTCAATAAAATCCTTGAATGGACCAAGTAAACGATCTAAGAAACCTCCACCATCTCCCTTCAGTTTCGTACTTAGTTTCGCCCCCTTTACGACTTCACTCCTAGTTTTATTTTCAATCCTCGATTCTCTGCCCTTATCAAGAGCAAGTTGATTCGCCCTGGTAGCGGCAAGGGCAGCATCTGCTTGGGATTTATACATCCCAGTGATAATCTTACCCAGATCTTCTACAGTCGCACCCAGTCTATTGATAGACGTAGTAAGACCAGCGACGGGATCTACAGTAATATCGCCGCTGGTCTTTGCTGGTATAAAAGAACGTATTTTGAGTGCTGCCATTAAAGTGATTGCTGTCTGGACGCTGCCTTTTGACGTTGTTCTTCTTCACGAAGATAACGAAGCAGAAGGTTCACGTACACATCCCTCTCCCACGGCATCATATTCTCAAGTTCAGTTAGACTGTACTTGTGATACTGCATCAGAGCAAAGTTTGTCTCATACAGGTTCAAAAGAGAGTCGTGTGCGAGGGCTACCCGAAAAAACTGGCAAGTCCCTCAATAGTAAGTGTACTGGTAACACCCGTTTTGGGGTTAGTAATCTCAAGATCGTGAGACAGTTTTGGCATCGTTTCAAAGAAAGATTGAACCGATCTAAACTGTTGTGAATTCATCCCCTCAAAGAACTCCAGGAGTTCCGCCTTCTTGTAGTCCTTGGCTTGATACAACTCATCACCTTCAGCGATGCTTTCAGTACAATCAGCTGCAAGTTGGAAAATATCATCGATACCAGGGCTGTCAGAAAGATTATTTTTCACGAAGACATCCAGCGAAGGATACTTCATTGTCAGAGTCACATCGTCTGTGATTTTAATCACATTCGTATGGTCCTTGGGGATTTGAATTTGAACCTCATCGAGATTGACACTCACATCAACCTGAGTTTCCTCATCATCGGGACAGGTAAGTTTGAATTCACTCACCTCACCAACAGACTTGGAACGAATCTTCAGGAAAAGAAATTCAATCTCAAATGTTGCAAGTTCTTCCACCTTCTTCACGCTCGTGCAGTTTTTGATAATCTCTTTAACTGCTTTGATCATCTCCTTATTATCCTGAGTTTCCATTGCCATATAGAGAAGTTTCTCTTCACGAACAAGGAAAGGACGATAAGTTATAGATTGTCCACGAGGAAGAACGCATTCATAATCAGGAATGCTCAGTTTAGGTAAAGGCATCGTTTAAGAGTACACGTCAGTAATTCTATTTAGACCCCGAATTGGGTGTTGATTCCATTTCTACCTAACAGAGTAGAAACCAAATCAAAATCATTCAAAACAACCTCATTTGTCCACTCACTTGTATTCTTAACCTTTGTCGTAAATCTATACCTTTCATACTTAAAGATAACATCCATCTTCATCAGTTGTGCATCATTAGAATATGTGATACCCGAAAGGTTGTATGGGAAGGCACCAACAAATCTATAAACACCAGTTGCTTTATTCAGTCTAGTCTCTCGTCTGTCACCATCAGCAGTAACTGCTCTCGCTTTGATATTACTACCACTTTCCCACTTACGAATTGTGATGTCAGTAACATAATCATCGTAGAATGCTACTCTGTTCTCATTGTCAGGAGCGATAGCGTGCATCCATCTTTCAAAGGTATCTCTATGCCAATTATTCTTAGTCATAAGGAATGAAATTGTCAATTCATTCGCTGTCTGACCTGTAGCGTATGCTCTCTTGATGCCAACTGTCTTATGCTCTCCAGTAGTAATATTTCTGGAGGGTAAAGAAACCGAGTCCGCAAAATAATTCACTGCATTATAATAATCTTGAGGTGCAAACCTAAAGTTTGGTTGAGCAAACAAGATGGTGGGAACACCCATCTCAACCGAAAAGAGATTGCCTCTAGAGGGTTCAAACGAACCCGTAGCAACGAGATCTCTAAAAACTGTAAATGAATTAGGTGCTGGCATCAGAAGACTGCAGATCTGGGTATTTCAATATTCCTTCCGTTAATAGTAGATACGAATTGTTCAGAGGGAATTAAACCAATATCATTCCACTCAGAGTTTTCGATGTTGTATAACGGACTGAGTACATTGCTACGAAAGTATTTATGTAGTGTGACTGTAGGTGGTGTGGGTGAGAACCCCGCAACACGTTGTTCTGGTGGCAAGTAGTGAACGTTTGCACCCCAGAAATGTGTCGAATCTTCGCCCAGAAGATACACCATAGGATACTTATCCCAGAACCTCATCTTTTCACCATAAGTTGCATCATACTTGAACGTGACTGCTGTTCCTGGTATGACACTATCTACTCCACGCCCATTCAAGTAGAAAAAAAGTTGACTTCTCCACCAAGATGGTGCCATTGCCTTACCATCTGCAAGATCTTTAATGTCAGTGAATACCGTCATACCTTAAGTTCGTGTTCTGTGAGGATTAAAAACTTCATCTTACGATCATCACAGAACTCTTTTGCTGCCTTCCACTTAGCAGCATTGACAGCATATGTCTTCACCTCATTTATATAGGTAGGTGTCTGTCGCTTTTTTTGTTTAGGCGGTGAACATTGCGACTTTGGTTTAACCTCGATAATGAACTTCTCAATCCCTCCAGACCTTGTTCGTACTCTGGCATAAAAGTCTGGAAAATAGCGATGGATCCTGTTATCAACAGGGCTGATGTAGGGGATAACAATCTCCTCACTACCCCACTCAAGTACATTCTCATTTTTATCACACCACACCATAAACTTTCGCTCCCACAAACTACGATAAATAATGTTTGTAGGATCTCCTTTGTACTTTCCTGGGAAACTAGGTCGAAACCTACCCTGATAACTACGTTGTTTTTTCAATGGCATCTCCGTTAGTATACCCCAGGACACTTCCATCAAAGGTCAATTCATCTTACGATGGGATTGATGCATTGGATACTGAGGATCCCCAGGTTGTTGATTATCTAAAGATAACCATCTACGATTCACAGAAGAGTTCACCTTACACCTATGTTGGTGGTAGTGATGCTCAAGGACTGTACAATCAGAACACTCAGAGTGGAAGCAGAGGAGAGGCGATAGTTGGTACTATTTATTTGTACCTGCCCAATAATCTGTCGGAATCATACAACACAATCTACAACGAGTCAACTCTTGGTGCCGCTGGTGTTGCTGCTATTGGTGGAGCACTTGGTTCTCAGGCAACCGCTGGTGATCCGATCGCTCTGCTGCAACAGTTTGCTGGTAGTGCCAAATCAGAATTTGCTGCTGGAGCCGCTGCATCATTCCTCGGTGCAGTTAATAGTGGATTAGGTATTGAAGGTAGTCTAACTGGTCAAGATCTTGTAGCACTGGTCTCCAGAAAAGTCTTCAACCCATATCAAGAAGTGACTTTCCGTGGTGTCAACTACCGAGAACATTCTTTCATATTCAATTTGACACCCAAGAACCTGAAAGAATCAAAAGAGTGCTACTCCATTATTCAGGCACTTAGAACAGCAATGCTACCATCTCTTGCAGGTGGTGCAACAACTGAGGAAGATTTCAAAAACATCTTCTCCCAGCAAGGCAACGAAAACATCAGTCAAACTGCTAAAGATCTCATTTCAAAAGGTCTTGGTAGCAATTCTGGCACACTCGCAGGTGCTAGATACTTGAACATCCCCAACTACTTCAGACTCAATGTTGTGAGAGTTGAAGGTAACAACGTAGAGACCGCTCAAGAAATTACAACAGCGGGAACTCTCCGAAGCATTATGAAGTTCCCGACAAAAATGGTCTTAACTGGATTTGATCTCAACCTCACACCAGATGGTCAAATCAACACCTTGAAAGATCTAAACAACGGTTACGTTGATTACGGTCCTGCATCTATGGAATTGAAGTTAACCTTCAAAGAGACCGCATTCATCACCCGCGATATGATCCAGGATTCCTAATGGCATACTTCAAGTACCTTCCCAAAGTCTACGTTAGAAACAGAACAAGTGTTAACGGTGCTCATCCTTACCAGTTAACAACAAACATCTTTCGTAGAATCAAGATCAAAGAGGATCTACAAGGTTCTCTGCTGGGGTTTGAACAGTATGAGATTGGTGAGGGAGAGCGTCCCGATCAAGTTGCATACAAATTCTATGGTGACTCTGGTCTTGACTGGGTTATTCTGATCATCAACAATATCATCAGTACATATAATGACTGGCCGATGACTCGATATGATCTATATGATTATGTTCAAAGTAAGTATGGTTCTATTGAAGGGATTCATCACTACGAAACATTTGAAATCCGATCGACTGCAGGAGAACTTTTAGTTCCTGAAGGTATTGAAGTAAACGAATCTTACCAATATTTGAGACCCGATGGTAGTATTGTTCCCAAAGATCAATCTCGTAAATCAGTTACAAACTACGAGTACGAACACGCTATCAACGAACAAAAAAGAAACATCTGGATGCTTCGCGAAGCATATGTATCTGACTTTGTAAAAGAATTCAGAAAACTTGCTGCATATCTGCCAAACGCAGAAATCGACGAGCAAGGAAACAAAAAAACCCCCACCACATTGGCGGAGGAGTTTGTTGGTGTTACCAATTACAGAAGACCTTCCCAATCTACTGCATCCACTGGTTCTGCTACTGGTAGTGGTTCTTCCACTGCACTTATTGCATCTGGTGGTGGTACCGCTGGTACTGCTGCAGTAACTACGACTACAACATCTGATGGGGTTTCTGCAACAACTGTCACGAGTGGTGGTAGTTCTGGAACTACTTCATCCACAGAATCTACTCAATCAGACAACACTGCAACCAGTAGTGGATCCTCAACTAACCTAGGAAATTACGGTTACTAAAAACACCACGGTCCACTCTTGTAAATATAACACGGAACACCGTGTTGGTTATATTTGTTTGGGATAAACCCACCACCGCTATGATGATGGTGGGTTTCGTGATGGTGGTGGTGCCTACGATGTGAACGGGGTTTCCCGTAGATGCAGTTCCAAGAACGGAACATCGGATCGTAGACACAGTGTTGGGGTTCTACCTCAAACTCACCGAGTCTAACTGTGTTGTGTCCTGCCATTGCTGGAGACGCAAAAGCACAACCTAGAAAAGCAATAGCGGCGATGGCAGGACGTTTCATAGTTCCTCAGTCTTCTTCTGCAAGTTTAGCAAAGTAGGACAGAGCGTCATCCTCATCGGTGACAGAACTGGAAGTGTCCACACTCTCAGTCCAGGAGGAAGGAGTGGTGGAACGAGAGGAAGGGATGTCGAGATTCAGGATCTCGCTCTCTTCGTCTGCCACTTCGTGATCGATGCTGGGAGCACGACGACCCAGGACTGCCTTCAGGCGAGAGTCAAGTTCATCATAGGACTTGAACTGATCATCGCTAGTGAAGGATGCCAGATCGTGCATCGAGTTGTACACTTCCTCAAGGCGCTCATCGTCATAGTTGCCGAGAGTACCAGGAGCAGTGAACACGGAGTCATCGTAGTTCCAGTAACCAGCAACCTGCTTGATCTTCAGTTTGAAGTCAGCACCCTTCCACAGATCGAAGGGGTTGAAGGCGGGTTGGGGATCGTAGTCGTTCTCGTCAGGTTGCATCTTTGCCATCAGTTTGTCAAAGATACGCTTACCAAACTTGTACAGGAACACCTTACCTTCGTTCTCAGGATTCAGAGGATCCTTGACAACATAGATGTTGCTGTAGTACGACAGTTTACGCTTCTGCTTACGTGCAACGTCTTTGTCTGCTTCAGTACCACTGTTCCAGAGAGCAGTGTTAGCAGCACAGACAGGACACTTTTCGCCCTTAGTGGTGGGGCAGTTTTCAATCAACCAACCACCAGGACCTTGGAATGCGTGGGACCAGACTTGTGCCCACGGCAGTTCGCATCCTTCAGACTCAGGAAGGAAACGAATAATGGCAAAACCATTGCCAGACTTGTCCACTTGGGGTTTCCAGAAGCGATCATCAGACTTCTTGGAACCACTGGACATTTTTTCAATCTCTTTGGTCAGGTTAGCAAACGAACCAGACTTGGACTTGAGATTAGCAAAAGACATTGTGTGTTCCTCGTGTGTGTTTTTGTTGTGTGTACTACCCAATAAGGGTAACGTACTATTTAGTCGTTGTCAAGACCCGATCGCAGACTCAGAAGTTTTTCTTCCATTTCGTCCAGGACTTGATTGATGTGCTTCCCGTTGGAATACATCTCGGTCATAGTATCGATACGATACTTTACTTCACGTGCTTCTTCGTCCTCGTGTGACATCAAAGCAAGTCTAGCATAAAAAACCTTTTGCTTGGCGATCAGTTCCAAGGTTTTTTGGATGTGATCCAACTTCTCATCCTCCTCAAGGGAGTTGAAGTGCATTGACATCTTCGCTAATTGAATGTAGAGATTTTCCATCTCTTTGAGTTCATCACGAACCACATCAGATTCGTAAAATGGTTCACTCATATCGGTAATACTCCTCTTGAGGTTCGCTTAACGTAGTTTAGTTGCTGGGCATTAAACTTAATTTTGTCCTTCAGCGGTTTGCTGATGAGTTTATTAACTGTGTCTACTTCAATCTCAAGTTCTTCGCAGACAACAATAACTGCATCAATATAATTGACCAGCCCATTACTATTCTTCACCACGTTTTCGACCATCGTAGAAAACTTTGATTGTGTCATAAATTTGTCTTTGAAGTCTTTCATTTGATAAGTGGTTTGGTCTGCATAAATTCGTGGACATATTCCTTGAGTAGAGAATAGTAATAGTCAAGATCATACTTCTCGATGACCTGCATCATACCTTCCTCTGTTGCTATCAGTGTAACAATCTTATCAACCTTTACACCACAACGCTCATAATACATCACAGCGTATGCAGTCTCCTGAACAAAGTAGTTCTCAATCCAGGATTCTTTCTTCTCTTTGTTAGAAGTTTTGAAGTCAATGACGGCAAGTTCACCGTCAAACTCTGCTATACAGTCAACGCGACCAGCAATACGAAGCGTATCAGAATAGAGAGGACTTTCCAGAAGATGAATGTTGTTAATCCGAGCAAGAGTATCTTTCGCCGTCTTGAAAAGAAAAGACGCCAAAGGACTGCTGTCATCGAATTTAACTTCTTCGTTCTTCAGATGACATTCTACCATATGGTGAAACTTATTACCACGTGCTGATGCACGACCAGAGATCTTATTAGCCTCTGCTTCACCAACACGCTGTCTCCATTTGATAATGGAATCCTTCTTGCGATGACTTGTTACTGTCGTCACAGAAGGATACCATTTACCATCACCAACTTCATAAAGACGAAGACCGTCACCTTTAGTGACGGCATTCATTTCAGTCAGTGGAACTGGAGGTCCCACCAAATTAAACATAATTAAAATCCGAGATTGAGTTTACTGATGAGATATTCTCTCACAAGACCAGAGCGCACGATGTCTTCAATACCAAATTCAACACAGTCAAAGGATTGCATTGTCTGCAGAATTTTCATAAAGTCGAGAACACCTGTCTTCTCATTGGACTTGACGAGATCGGACTGTGTATAGTCACCACTAAAGATGATCTTACAGTTCTCACCCACACGAGTAATCATACTATCAAGTTCGTGAAAATTCAAGTTGCTGAATTCATCCACGAGAACAATACAATTATCCATAGTCACACCGCGAATGAACGAGGTAGACCAGAAAGAAATAGTCTCTTGCGAACGAAGATTATCATAGAGCATTTCAAATGCACCATCATCGGGCATCTCAAACATATACTTCACCATATTCTTATAAGGAATCTGATAAAGATTGCTCTTGTCTTCGTGGTCTCCAGGAAGGAAACCAATTTCCCTGGTAGGAACCAGAGATCTAACCATATAAACCTTCTCATACGGAGAAGATGGTTCCAACACTTCACGCAGAGCGAGATACAAACCAATGAAAGTCTTACCTGTACCAGCACACCCGTGAAGGATTAGATTTTTACCTTCTGCATACGAATTAAAAACACGTTCCTGATTCTCAGTAAGAGGTTCAATCGTCTTGAGATGATCAAGATTGATTGGTTTCTTCCTTCGCATTTGCTTGGCAGTCATACCATTAGGAACTGGGGACTTTCGCTTTCTAGGTGCTGGCATAATCAAGTAAAACGACTAAGGTTAGCGCCAGGATGTGCTTTTTGAATTTTCTGCATCACTGACTTGAATCCATCGGACTGTTGTGGTTTCCCATATACAGTTCCATTAAGTTGATTACCGAAGTAACGCTCCAACTCAGGATGGTCTTCTTTGTATTTATCGAGATCATTGATCGACATAAACTCTGTCGTGATCTCTCCCGTTTCTTTGTTGATGAAATCGTAGGTAGGCATTTACTTAAGGTTCAAACGTTTTGTATGCATCCCAAATTCCCCCCTAATAAAAATGTTGAATGCCAAACTGATACGAGGTTGATCTAAGGTGTGCACATCAACGTAGTGTACTAGATCTGATGGGAAGATGCAAATCATCCCGTCTTGTGGGGTGATTCTATATATGTGGGAATTGTATAAATTGTACTCGGCAATCGTTGGTTCGATAGTCTTGTACTTATTCTTCTCAAAGATCAACTCAGCAGATCCTGTTGGAGCAGAGAGAAATACAATACCAGAGTAAATACTATTGCAGTGATCGTGTGGATGAGCACGATCATCTTTATGCATAAAGTTAATCCAGGAGTTTGGGATCTGAATATGGTGCTCGGTACTTATTCCCTGAACACCATACACATACTCTTTGATATGACTATAGATCCACTCACTCAACTCCTGTGGAATTTCATCAATAATGTTGGTACTGTCAGTTCGTTCTCCACCATTAGCATATCCATATGGACTGCGTTCTAAATCAGACAAACTATCCAGGACATTAGGCATATCATCATCCTGTGCCACATAAAGTGGCGTGGGAAATAGTGGCGTAACTTCCTTAAACATTAATCAATTCTCAATGATGGTTGAATACAATCACAATCATCAAGTTTCTCAGAGCATCCACAATCACCATCACACCACTCAAGTGCCTTAGCAACAGTGGGGAACTGACAGATGAAGTGTTGCTTGCAAAGTTCAGCGATCTCCATATGTTCCTTCTGAGTTCCGTGAGCAGACCTCAGATCAATGTAATGAATCCACGACCGAACCGATCCCGTCATATACAATCTGGTAGGCACAGCGAGCGGAAGAACAAAACGAGCACACTCTTTTGCAACCCCCTCTCGAAGCAGTTCATTGTACAAGTCCATACCCTCAATAAAATATTGATGGATACGTCCTTGAAGAAACGCTTTCTTCTCAGTATCAATGTCATCAATAGAATTCTGACGATTCTTATGATCCTGAGAGCGTAGATCAGGGACGGGGATCTGTGGAGTGAGGAGATTCGTGTCAGCATACCGCTGGGAAAACTCCTGATATGTGAAGGACCTATGGCGCAGGATTTGAGCTGCCAGTCCACGAGTAGTGTTGATCTCCAGTGTCATATGCGCCTGCTCAAACACAGACCAATGCCCGTGCTTAATGCAATACGAGAGAAGACCTGCAACGTTGGGATTCTCTTGATTATTGGGGTTGCTTACGCGAGCAACATATCCCATAGTTTTCTCTGCATCTGGAGTGGCAGATACCAGACAAACTTTAGGAGATGCAATTTCAAGATTGGGTTTAGTCATTCTGAATAAGTTTCACCATAAAGATAATACAAAAGGCGTGCAAATAGTTAATACCATTCACTGCAAAAAGATATGGTACCACATAATTCCACGCTAGCATAAAGAAAAGAGGACCGAGTAGGTAAATCCCAATGAACTTACCTACCATTTCTGCAGTGACAATCTCTGCAGGTACATCATCCTTTTCAACTTTCTTGTTAGGAAAGTTGTAAATCATTTTCCTGGTTTTTTGGGGTTCCATAATTTAGGATTCACTCTTCCTTCAGTTTGAACAAATGTGATTAGATCGTTCCTGTAATGATCCCAGTAGTGATCAAACACATCACTCTTTTTATTTGCTATGACAATATCATAGCACACTTCTCCGTCCAACTTATACGTTACTAAGAATGATGTGTATGGTAAAGACCTATCATTTGCAACTTCAGGATTACATCTTTGTGCGACAAACCTCAATTTACTCATTGAGGTTTACCGCGACCACCCCAGTTGATAGAAGGAAACGCTTCAGATACAACGTTCTTAGTAATGCGATACTTCTTATGCAGTTGCTTGTCTTTAACCAGACACAGAATTTCTGCTTCGTCAGGATGCAGACCCTCAAGCATCTGAATAAACATAGACTCCCTACGAATCATAGGAATGTTATCGGCACCACCCTTGACAAAATAGTACAACTTACGTCCTTCAGTCTCCAGACGGGTATGTTCCGTCCCTTGAGGAGCAGGATTTTTAGTATACGGTACTTCACCATCAGGAAGAACGGACTGAACACTATCATCAAAGTTCCAAATGAACAGGGAGCGAAGTGTCTGACTGTTATTCTGCTGCAGGATCTTAACCTTTTCGGTTTTTGTTTTGGCGTTGTGTGCCTTTTGAAGGATCTCTGAGATCATAAGTTTCATTGTTAAAAATCTCCTAAATTCTGGAGCAAATCATTGAGTTCGTGATCGACCAAATATTTCCAAACGTATTTTCGTGCTGGAGGGTCGAAACTTTCATAGGTATCTATAATAGATTCTTCAACCTCCTTGGGAATAAACGTGAAGTCGATGAGCATTTTGTTTCGCTCATAGTTTTGGCGGATGGTTTCATCTTGACAGAACTGATCGGGATCTTGATTGACCCAGGACTCGATCTTTTTCTTGCCCAGAGGTCGCTGTCTACGCCCTTCTAACAGGCATTTGTCGTCAGATAGGACATTGGGTATGCCATCGCTCCTGTCGCCCTTCAGGACGTGCTCAGAGATGTATATGAATGGATCAACACCACCCACATATTTCTTCAAAGCAGGGTTGTATTGAGATACAAACTTAAAACGATGCAACTGGATGAAATCTTTATCGCCAGAAAGAATCAAAACTTTCTGGGCTGGTTGCATATTGTTTTGGAGTCTAATATTTTTGACTCCCTGCTCTTTGACCAGGACAGCAATAATGTCATCTGCTTCAGCACCATCGACCTCAACAACCTTATATGGTAGAGAGTTTCTGAATTCATCTTTCAGTTTGTTCAGTACATCAAAAATGTTGTTCCAGTCGTGCTTGGACTTCTCTCGGTCTTTCTTTCGCGTTCCCTTGTAGTAAGGAAACACTTGCCGTCGCCAGTAATGTTTGCTGTCATAACAAAGGACCAGTTCGCCATATTCTTTACGAAACTCATTTCGGTACCTTCGTAACGAATTGAGAACCATATGTCGAACCAGTCCTTCTTGAAGTTCATCAGATTGTGTCAACGATACCATCAGGTTCGCGATCATAACCTGATTCATATCAACGAGAATCATAGTTAGTAGTCATCTTCGTCGTCAATCATACCATCATCATCGGTGAAGTGCAAGTACAGAAGTTGTTCCTGATTCACCTTGCCATCTTCGTCAAGCATCTCTGGGTGTGTAATTGCTTTGGAGTATGCTGCATTGTCAATAAAGGCATCGACATAATCCTTAGCAATCCAAGAAACCACAGTACCTAGAATGAACGCACCAAGTATGACAAAGAAATAAATTGCTTGTAGCATCGTGGGGTTCCTCGTGTATTAAATGGATGCAAAAAGTGTTGACCTCCTAACGATACCACAACTATTTAGTTTAGACCCAGCCATTACGTCGGAATTCGTTAATGGTTTCATTGCATCCACCAGTCTTCTTGCCATCAACAATCAGTTGAGGGAAAGTACAACCACGCCCAAACTCCTCAAAGATTTGGTCTCTGGTGAAGTTAACATCGAGCACCAGTTCATTGTAAGACCAACCCTTCATCTTATAGAGTTGCTTGATCTTTGTGCAAAACGGGCAGTTTTGCTTTGTGTACATTACTGTGTTTTTGGGACCCATAATTTCTCCAGTGACAAAAAAGGGCAGACCTAAGTCTGCCCAATATGTATTCTAGTCTACTCTAGAAGATCAGAAGGAATACTTCAGACCTGCTTTGGTGCCGTAGGAACGGTCAACACCAGCAACACCGCTGCCAACGAAGGAGACTTCGCCATAAGCAGAGAGGTTGTCGGTCAGACCAGCAGACAGACCTGCCTTACCAGAAGGAACGGTGTCAGCAGTGCCACCGTCGGGCAGTTTGGTGGTAGCGCCGCCTTGGACGTACCAAGCAGCGGACTTACCCAGAGCGCCTTCGTAACCAATATGGGTGTCAATACCAGTGCCAGTGTAGTCAGCACCAGTGAAACCAGAGTTGGCTTCAACGTTCACATAAGGACCTGCAAGGGCAGCGCCAGCGAAAAGGGGA